ATGATTCGAAAAAAGGGAGAGGGCAGTGTACGAAAGATAAACGACAGTGCGTGGGAATGCATCACAACATCCCAGTATCTGAATCCTAAAACCGGCAAGCCGAAACGATTCAAGAGGGTAGCACCGTCCGAAAAAGAAGCCATCGAAAAGGCTAAAATGGCAAAGGATGCTTGGGAAAAAGAATTTATAAGAGGAAAAGATGTAAAGGTAGACCGCAAAAAGACATTTGGCGAATATATGGATGAATTCATTGAGACAGAAGTAAAGCCAGGTTTAACCGCAAGTGGATATCATTCATATATAAGCACAATGAAGAATAATTTTTTTCCATTCCCGATTTCAAAATTACAGCTTCACATGTTGAATGTAGTTGAATTTGAAAGTTATTACAACACAATTTTAGCGTTAAAAAGCAAGAAGACGTGCAATCTGCCAAGACAATTATGTTCAAGATGTTGTAAATGGCTCGTAAATAAAAGTCTTTTAAAAGAAAATTATGCCGCTCAAGCAAAAACGAAAAAAGAAGTAGCAGATGAGTATGATCATAAGAGAGAAGAAGAATTAAAAAACAAGAAGGAAGTATTCTCTTATGATGACATTCAAAAGTTCTATCATGCTTACAAAAACAATATAGGACAATATGCAGTTGTAGCATTATTTCTCCTTGAAACCGGAATGAGAGCCGGTGAGTTTGCAGCTTTAAGAAATAGCAACATAGATATAGCGAGAAGAAGAATTGATATTGTGGAAACAAATTCTTTGCGATTCAAAGAGAACGATAAAAATAATGGTGTAGAATACTACACAAAAGTCCCTAAGAACAAAGAATCCCGTTTTGTGATGATGTCTGATTTATGTGTGGAATGTGTCTTATACATGCAAGAACAGACTAAACTGCGTTGCGAAAGCAATCCAAACGATCTGTTGTATCCGGTGTTTTCCAGCGGAAGAATCAGGCAAACGTCTGCTATGGAAGTTGGATTCAAATCGCTATGCGACAAGATTGGCGTAGACAGAGATGTTAGGCTAACTAAGACAGGACAACAAAAAGGATTATGCCTGCATTCTCTTAGGCATACGGCGGATTCAATTGCGAATTCAGCGAAAGGGGCCAACGTTGTAAATACGGCTCTTGCAATGGGACATAAAGCCATCGCGACAGAAAATATATATACGCATCCAACAGAGGAAGCGCTGCGTACCATTACGACGCCATCTCAGGCCGTTTTGGATGGATACAAAAAGGACGAAAACGACAAAAAAGGAATCTCTTGACGACGAGAAATTGCTGCAAATGTATTTGCAGTTAAAAGAAAAATTCGAACCTAAAACGAATTGATTATTTTGCAATAAAGATGTATAATCATTTTGGACATCCGTGAATCCTAAAATGATTTTGTTACGAAGAAGAGTGGTTTTTATTGCCACTCTTTTTTGTAAAAATCTATAAAATTATATACGATATATAATGTAAAAAGAACGTCAAAATGGAAGAGTATATGCGACAGGCGTAAACTTCTCCATCTAAAATACGCGGAATGCGAAATTGGGCAAAAATCTAAAGTAATTAACGTGCTAAAATTGCTCATTTGAAATCCAGATTTCATCTATTTATAATCACGAAATATGTGACACGATGCCAGAATTTGCATCAAAGGTTCTGCAAGATATCAAATATAGCACCGCAAAAAGAAGGAGTAAGAAATGCTAAATATTTTTTATGGAGATATGAAAGAAGCCGTTCAAAATCCAGCGGGTTATTTTAAATATGACTATGAAGATGAATGGATTGTAGATCCTTTTGTAAAGAAAATGATTCTGGACGTGGACAAATCGACCGTAATGGACAGCGGAGTAATAGATAGTCCGGTTTCTGGAAAGATACCGCCAGTGTGGTTGTCTGGCGGCGTAAAGACCTTAATTCTTGTAAAATTCGAAAAGAACAAAGTGTTCAATGCATCTGCCTGCGGCGACAACTGCGCAAAGTGGCTGTTAGAAATAGCAAAAGAGGAGGATCGAACGATTAATCTGCACCATTTGATGAATTTTGGAAAGGAGCCATTTAAGATTCGCATTTTAAATACAGATCAGATTGTTCATTCGATGGAAGAGCTGGTACCGATAGCAGGAGAATTTGTATAACGGAGATAGGGTATGAAGGGAAAGCATAGGATTGTCGTTTCAACGAAGCGACAGAAATATGAATTTGAACTGCATAGCAATCTGACGATACTTCGCGGAGACAGTGCGACCGGAAAAACAACGTTAATTGAGATGATACGGAACCATGAAAATGATCCACTAAAAAGTCCGGTAGAGTTGATCAGTGATAAAAAGTGTTATGTGCTGGATGGCGTTTTATGGAAAGAACAATTGGCTGGAATCACTGACAGTATTGTTTTTATCGATGAAGGAAATACATTTGTAAAAACAGAAGAATTTGCAGATGTCATTCAAAATACGGATAATTATTATGTTATTGTGTCGAGAGAACTTCTTCCGACGTTACCCTATAATCCAGAAGAAGTCTATGGTATTCGTACTTCTGAAAAATATGAAAAATCAAAGCAGGTCTATCATGAATTTTACAGAATATATAGTTTAAAAGAAACAGATTGATCCTAATTAAATAAGTAATAATTTGGGCGCTGTCCCGGAATTTGTAATTGATAAAAGTACGGGTAAAATTACGGGATATAAGACAAAGGCTGGTGCGGATACAGTATTCCCTTTTAGTAGTACCCCGTTGTTAAACATGGCATTTTCTCAAATGCCAAAAACGGATTACTATACGAGTACCAATCTTGTATTTGAAAATCCGGGTTATAGCCGTCTAAAAGTGACGGATTGCAATGCAAACTATTGGTTGGTATATAATTCTCCGCGGTTCGCTGTTAATAATTGGGGGAATGAACTGGAGAAAAAATATCAAATCGGCAATAGAAATGATACCGTGTTTGATATAACAAATGTTAAATATGTATTAATTCACACCAAGCAGTCTCAAGATAATAATAGTGGATTTGGCGCATGTACATTTAACTTGTACAATGAATAAGTCAAAATATGTGCTTATGCCACACCTCAAATAATTATGTATCGCTATAAATCAGACGTATTTCCTGTTTATACTAAAGATGTGGTAACTATTAACTACTCGCCTTTCAAGTCTGGTGTAGGAAACAAGACCACGAGAGTTGTAATAGCTTATTTTTGACATAACCACGATGCTTATCTAGCATATATTGTCGTTCCAGAGCCAGTGTAATTTGTCCCTCCAACATAGCAAGCCAGCAACCGGCAAGATGTTTTTGAAATTTCCCATTCGCACTGCGCTCCAGTTCCAGCAGTATATCCGCCGTTGCACACTTGTATTTTATTTTCGCCCAGTGTAACAACTGGTATTTTGGCGGTATAAATCAATTTTGTGTTTCCAGCGCATGTTGTCGCAAGGTATACTTCGTCATATTTTGAAAAATCAATTGTTTTCTGCGCGGTTCCAGACAGTGAATCGATTTGCTGCCAGGTTAAATGATCCTCCACGGCTTTCATATTATTACTTAGTTTATCTAATTTGGAAATATTACATTCGTATAATCATTGACAACCTGCCCAAAAGAATGTAGCATAAAAATGTATTATTTTCGTTGTGTAAACAACGTGGGTTGAAAAAAAATAAATTCTGAAAATGCCGCCAATGTCGCAAAGACCACATGGCAAAGAGTCGTAAAAGGATAAATTTTATCTGTCTTTTTTTGTAATCAATATCATGTAAAATATGGAGATGGCAAATATGACTTCTACAGACGCTATATTAAAAGCTTATGGCGAAACCGAGTCAATACGTGGAACAAAAATAAAAGCCGGATGCAGTTGGCAAAGGGTTGTAAAGGTGTTAAGTACGGAGGGAATTATTGCAAACGAGACACAGAGAATAATTCTGGATCTGTACGACCAATGCACTCCTATTGATGTAATTGCAAAAACCGTTGGTTGCGCAGAAAGCACGGTTAGTTCATATTTACCAAGACGTAGACCGATTTACAATGAAAATCCATCTGAGAATGCAGTCCGCATAAAGAAATGTCGAGCAAAGAAACAATCGAATTAAAAAGCTTGACAAAACAGCCAGCATGAGAAATAATATAAGAGGTGTGAAGTGTATTGCGATAGAAAAAGATCTAATATTTCTTATCTTGCATTAGACGAAAATGAATATAAACACAAAACACTAAAAAAAGAGACCATGTCTCTTTTTTATTTTTGCCACAAAAAATCATAAAGTGTTTACAATCGAAAAATAACATACCAGATATTTTATTTATTTACAAAATCTTTGTTGTTTCTGTAGTATTAATATGTTTAAGTTGTTTCCCTCTGTTTCTGATGTAGTATTCCGCAGAAATTTCCTTCACGTTTTTGGCTCTACCAATTTTAGCACATCCAGAAGAGCAATATGTGCTTCGAATTGTATAAAACATTTCGCCGCATATTGGACAGATCTTTATTTCTGGTACCCTAGATAACCCGTGATAGCGTCTGTAATTTCCGCGCTTATCCTGCTCTCGTTTTCTTTCGATGCGACATTTATCCGAGCAGCAAGTGTTTCCATTATGAGATAAAAACTCCATTCCGCAAATGCAACATTTTCTTAATCTTGGCATACTTTTCCCCTTTGTTTTGCATAGAAGAAATTAACAAATATTACAATTTCAATACACTCCATGTTCTTATAAGTATTGTTGCTCAAAATCTTCATGTTGTCAACGCCAAATTTTCATCAGTGCCAATCGCTAAAAAGTAAAAAATAGGGATAAAATGCCGAAGCAAATTATCCCTAAAATTTTAATATTCCTGATACCAGATGTCATTGGTATTCGCTGTGGGTTCTGTGGAAGCAACAATGAATTTGGTTGTAATTCCATCAATCTTGGATTTGTCAGAAGCGGACATCAAGCCGTTCGCAGAAGCAGTTGCAACAGCAGTAGTCGTTGCGTTTACACCGGGATCTCCCTTGTCACCTTTTTGACCTTTCAGGTAGTTGAAAGTAAAGGTTGTAGTTGTCCCACTCGTAGCGGCGGTAACGGACGGAGTTCCAACGGCAGCAATTTTGGTTCCGTTCGCAACCTTGACAGTAGGAGTAGTGCCAGCACTACCTTTGGAACCATTCTTTACGGTAATCGTAGAACCGTCGGAAAATGTGTACACATTGGAGCCGCCATCCGCAGAAGATGTAGATGTCTGAGATCCGCCAGTAAGAACAGTTCCAAGATCAACGACACCAGAAGTTCCCTTGCTTGCACCATTCATCTTGATACCCGTAAGAGTACCAGTGTCGGTGAACTTTGCATCGGCAGGCACATTTGTTTTAACCGTGAATCCGCCAACCGTATCTGAGTTTCCTCCGTTTGCCGGAAGAGAGGATGGAAAATCGGAAATGTCTGCCTTGGTATGCTTATGTCCAACCAAAGAAAAAACCGTCTTGAGATTTTTTAGTACAGTTTTAAGCCCATCCGGGTTTAAATATTTATTTTCCATATTTAATTTAGGTTCTCCTTTCTAAAATGTTAATCCGAAACACATCGCTCGGATATTCAGCGAGGAGTTTCACTTTACAAATATTTGGTTTATTGACTTTAAATGATTAAAATTCTGATTAAAATCGTAATTTAATAGGATAAGTAATAACATGGGAGGCAAACTCCCTGTATTAAACTACAATATTACATTATCGGATGATGCAAGTGTGCATGCCCAAAAGGCTTTGAGATATCTCTTTACAGACGCAGAGGCAATAAAACATACATCATTTATGTTTAATATCCTCGTAAATAACGCAGACTTTTATTCTGGAACTTGTTACACAGACGGCGGAAATACCGCTTGGGGCGACATAAACAAACGCGGCTCAGAAGCAGATCCCGGATCTGTTTGGAAATGGGTTACGTATAATTTTAAAACCGGAGGTGCTGATCCAGTATTAAAAAAATTGGGTAGGTCTGGAACCATTGCGGGGGTTGGCGGGTATTGGATGGATCCTCCCGCTGGACAAAATGCAGAGTGGACTACTGGATGCGTTAGATGGGATGGGGATAATCTCCTAGTAACCGTAGAGGATGATTATGCACAAGGGCATCTGACTGTTGGAGTTAAAGTTGGTAGTAAGAGCAGACCCAGTCAATGGGGCGATAAAACAGGCGGGCTAATTACATTAAAATATTAATTTATTGTATGTAGAGTTCCAAAAGGACGAACATTGGGGGAAGATGTTTTTGGCGTATATGTAGAAGTCGAAGTTGATAAATCTACGATTCTTAGTACGCGCCAGAGAGATGTTGTAGACAGTATATTTATTAAGATAACTTCAAACGAACGTGTATGTTGTTACGGTTCCAGCCTCATAACTGTGTCCGCCGTTTCCCGAGTGTCTTGCAGTGACTACCAGCTTAATGTGATCGTATCCGGAAAATGGAACTAATGTATCCGTATCTACGGCGGTTACTGTGTCTATTTTTTCATAAACATTTGTACCAGTCTTTGTTCCAAACACCTGAATTGAGCCACCGCTCGCGCCATTTGCAGGAGAGTGCATTTTTAACATGACACCTCTACATTCGGAAGTTGCGTTAAAAACATAATTTCTGCTCATGGTAGTTCGATCTTTTGTAGCAACAGTTTCCAATGTTCCGCTCATGCCTTTTGTACTAAAATTACCGAGTGAATAGTCGACAATATAGTAAATATCCGCAACGATTTTTACATATAGCGCGTTTACTGTAATCACTCCAGTGTCGGCATTATACGTAATACTTCCTCCGTTATACAAGTTATTGTTGGCGGAACCAGAAGCGGGTATTATCATAGGAACGATAAAGATAGACTGCCACAAAACCTTTCCTTTGATACCGGTGTCGAATTTACAATAACCAGGAATTGAAGTGGATGATGGATTTACATTGCTTACCTTTTTAAAAATCGGTTCACCCAATTTTTTTCTCACTGAATCAGCACCTGTGATATAGAAATCATTTCCTTCCTGTTCAAGCGTACATCCACCAAACTTATTGTCAGTTACTTCTAAATTATTACTTATCTAATTGGCAAAATGCCTAAAAAAAATTAAAGTTTCTGCTCATCTACAAGGGTTGCAATCTTCTTGTTGTCCTGAAGCATCTTACGCATTTCTTCTAGCGCCTGATCTACCATAGTAGAGAATGCTTCAAAAGTTATACATTTCGCAGCAACTGGGAATTTATCAATAAACATGTTGTAGACATAGTGCAGTTTAGCTTGACCGGTTCCTGAACCAAACTCTGCCTCTGCTTTTGTAACCGCATAAAGCAGCCATGCCATTATTTTTTCTTTCTGTTCGGCAGTCGGCAAACCTGCGAACTTGTAAACCGAGAATCCAATTGCCGCCAAAACAGCAACAACGGCAACGATTAAATACCAATTTTGAATCAAGAAATCCATTCAGACTCCCTTCTGTTTCCGTTCTGGAAACTTTAAAAACACCTTGCCGCCAACCTTGTAATAGGGACAAGGATCAATTTTGAAAGCGTAATAATTCATGGCATCGCAATAAAAAATGCCAATGATGCACAATACAATCCATGCAAAAACGAAAAACACGTTGCATTGCCCAAAAAAGAACGTGAGTGGAAGATTGGAATAATCCCAAACATTCCACCCTTTGTAGATATTCACATACAATCCACACAATCCTTCTGATAATGTGCATAACCCTGTGGATATCATTACTTGTACACGAAAGTCGAGGTCAAAAGACATGTAATTGTTGATGTGGTCAATACAAAATACGCCGCAAAACATCGCCAGCACAAACATGCTCCAATGCGAATATCCACGATAGCAGATTTCCACTGCAAAATAAATCAGTCCGCAGCTGCAACCAAGTAAAAAATCCCGAATAATATGCAAAATAGGTTTCATAAATCCTCCATCACATAATCAACTTTGTTTCTACGGGGATAACTGGAAGATGTTCCATACAATAATTATACTTGGCATCGCCCATATGATTGCCACGAAGTCCATTATATGCGAAATGAAGATTAGTAAACTCATCCACTTCGTCCTCTGGAACGCCGCCAATGGAAATATAGTGTTTATATTTTGCATTGATGCGATCTGCAAGCTGTTCCTTTTGAGATAAAACTAAGGCTTGAACCTGCGAATCCTCATCCGTCAATTTCTGGCTTAACGTAGCAATAGAATTGCTCAAGTTTGCCTGAATCTCTCTTGATTTTTCACGATCACTAACTCGGTTACTTGCGAACTCTTGAATGCTTAATTGGGTTTGCTCATTAGTTTTTCGCATCTCGTTGGTCAAATCTTGGAAATCTTTTCTAATCTCAATATCGTTCTGCATCAGCTTATTAACGTCTTGAGTATGTTTGTCCTGAAAATCCGTAAGAGATTTAGATGTTTTTAGCAGCAAGTCATGCTCTTCGCGTTTTTTTCTCATAAATTTGAATTCAAATCCTAGTTTGGCAGCTAATCCACCAACCAAATCAATACCCTTTTCGAGTGCGAAAAGAATTGCGAATCCCGTAATAAACCACGTCGTCCAATTGACTGTAAATAATTCAGCTATCTCACTCATTTCAGCCCCCTTTTTTACGTTGTAGTAATATAAGAACAAGAAACGTACCCTGCGACACCATCTTTTTCCGCGTAATACCAGTTTCCCGTTTTAGAAAGAATATTCAGTTTTTCACCGCATTTCAGCGTCTTTAAAATTTTAGAAGATGTATTGGATTCCGATCTAAAATTTAACAAATTACAGTTTACAACTGTCCCCTTTGTTGGTACAATGTATTTATAAGAGCACCATTGCTCATCCGAAGAAATTTTACACCATCCATTATCAAGTGTTGTGACGTTAATCGCGAGATCACCGGTTAAGTGTCCAACGACTTTTCCGCTCAGCGAGGGTTTATTCCTGACATTTAAACTCGTTTTTACATTGACGCGGCAATAACAATAAGAATTGTATTCGGGTGACGATGGTGTTTTTGTGTTATCAGAATATTTCTTATAAACCTTATTTATATCCACGGCAGAAGATGAACCAGGAACAATTTGTGAACCACATTGCCAAATGTCGTATTTGGGAATCGTCGGTGCAGAATCACTGTATCTTGCGCACCAAATCTCATACTCCTTTAATTTGCCAAAATCCACCATAGATTTAAACCAACTGTCCGAAGCGTAAACTCCTGCCTGATAACCGCAAGACTTAATACGCTCGCAAAAAGCGATTATATTCTTCGTGCGAACATCTTTCGATAGACTATCTGCGCGTCCATTATGATTCGCATTGGAGTATTCCGAATCGATAAAAACCGGATAGGAGATCGGCAACGCCTTGATTAAACCAATAACGAAGTCGGCCTGCTGAATAGCCTCAGATTCGTTTAGCGATTGATCGTAAAAATAGACTCCGATTTTCATTCCGGCAGCAAGCGCATTTTTCGCATGATCTACAAATTTCGGATCAAGAGTCAATTCGCCCTTTGCATAAGAACGATATCCAACTCTAATCATCACGCCGGGATAACCTCCGGCAGCCTTTGCGAAATCAACCGTATTGTATTTAGAAACATCTAAAATAGTTTCAAGAACCTTCATGGAAGATCCGGATGCAGACGAAGGATTCCCAGTATTCGCTTCCGATGAGACACAGCTCCAATCGGGACGTCCATACCCATCAATTCTAGCGTTGGAGAGAAGATAACTCTTTTTGAATACACCTCCGCCATTTTCAATAACTGCAGCGCCGGAACTCGTATTCCCCTCAATAGTATACACTTTTATGGAATCGACTTTATAAACAATACCCGTATGACAAATTCGAAGAGCATTTTTGAAGAAAATTTGATCGCCAATTTCAGGCGTTTTGAAATAACGCTTCTTGTTTTTGTATCTGGCAGCGGCAGCAACGGTGTAGTCGTCGATGTCGCCACACATGAGCTGTTTCGCCTTGTCCATTCCGAACGCCTTGTACAAAATCCACGAAACGAAAGCACAGCACCACGCAGCCGGATAATCCATCACTTTCGGATAAAGATTATGCATCTCATATCCGTATTTTGTGTAATTCGCAGATCCGGCATTTGCAGTCTTGTGATCTAAGTTGCTTCCGTTTTTCTTTTCGAGGTATCCGACCTCATTTTCTGCAATGGTCAAAACCTTTTGGATTGCTTCATTTTTAGTCATAAACACACCTCCTTATCCAACCGCAGAAGAATCGTCTGGATTATCTGTCGCATCTCCTTTGTTCATGTTTGAATTAAACTGTTCTTTTTTGAATTCAAGATCCTTTTCCCATTTTGTTTCGAACAGTGACTTAGCAAAATATGGAAGCATTACGAAGATAACGCCGGTAACAACAGTAGAAGACAGACTTTCCGCGATATCAGTCATTCCCATAAAAGCAAGGACATAACTCAAACTGATCCAGACGATAGATGCGCACATAAGGCGCGATACCCACTTTTTCGAGAAAGTCATGATATCACGCCTTTTCTTTTTGCGCTTCATAATTATTCACCTTCTGTTGAATTTGCAGAAATAGTCTTTGCAACAACGGCATCGAAAATTTTCTTAGCCTGTGCCATAGCAGCGTTATATGTTTCCAGATATTTTCCGGTCAGTTTGGTTACACCGAAGGAAATTTTTGTAACTTCTTCTTTGGTTTCCAAAGTTCCAATATAACCTCTAAGCTGGTTAAAGTAAGTTTCCTGAGAGGTTTTATTTAACGCGCAGCTACCATAAAGATTAAAGATCTGTTCCGGCGTGTACAGCTTACAATCGCCACCATCGCAGTGATAGAATACAGCAAGACCGGTAGTTGCAACGGTATCAAATAATTCCTTAATATTAAACTGATCTTCGCTGGACTTGTAACTAAAGTGCTCGGTAACACCGTCTACTTCGATATCAACGCCGTTTTCGATTGCAGCCTGACAAGCAGAATACAGTTCGACAATTTTGCTTGTTTTCACTTCGTCAAGAGTAGGAACATATTCGAATATTGCGGTAAAGTTTTTACCTGCTGCATCAACTTCTCCAGATTTCGGAATCTCAGGTGTCCATCCTACAAACTTATAGTTTTCGTCAGGAGTAGGAGTAGGCACAATCAGCTCAGAAAAATCGTTTACGCTCTGAGTAATATCACCTTTTAAAGTTCCACCGATTCCACAGTAAAACTTAACAATAGGCTTCACGGGTTCCGGCTCTACATAGACGGTTCCATCGTTGGAAACTTCAACAGTGAGAGGTTTGTCCTTGTAGGCACGGTAAAGAGTGTTAAAATCTTCGTATGTACCTTCTACGATATTGTTATTTTTATTGAGCTGATAAAATCCAGCCAGGTAATTTTCGGGAATCTTCTTTTCGAATTCCATAGACAGAACATGTTCGCTTACCACAGTAAGATTAACAGCATAAATTCCGTCATCGTTTTTAAATCTGATAAATTCCATAAAAATCCTCCCTATTTAGTCAAGTCTTTTTTCCTTGAAAATCAAGGATTTTTTCAATATATCATCAATAAATATCTCAGAAGAAAGAGCCATAGGAATGGACATTTCTCTGTATCTGGTACGAAAATAGCGGATTTTAGGTACACGAAGTAAAACGTCTTTCTTTTCGTTCTACATGGCCTTGTGTATACCCATCCATCTACGGCAGCGAACCTCCCGTGTCTACCAGGATCATCAGCCCTCTGGAGCCGAGTCCTAACTTCTCTCGTCCCGCCTGTCCATAACCAGGGTGTCAGCTCAGCTCCTTTACAGGGTCATGCCCTCTGGAATATATTCCTGCCGACTACTGGCTCATTCTTTGTATGTTTTATTACTGACTTTCTTCCTTCCTGCAACAGCACTTTCAGTGGACGTTTTCCTATTGCATTCCGATTTTTATACTTCCAGCTACCGTGGCTGGTCTCAGCATTCAAGCATTCTTTACTCAAATGCTCAAACCAACCACGATATACTGCTTCCTGATATTTTTATGCTGCCATTATAGTTTCCGGCCTTACGATATCACTCAGCATCTTCTGACCATCATAATCTACACCTTTTGTCAGTATCGTGTAGAAGATCCTGATCAGCTTGCACGCAATCGCTATGACTGACTGCATCTTCTTCAAAGGATTTTGCTTCCTCGTCCTGTAATAGTCATGGATTTCTCTAAACTCTTTATTCTTTCCTATCACAGATATCGCAGCTTCATACAATGCATATCTCAGGCGTTTTCTTCCCCTGTGGCTGATGCGGCTTTCTCCGTTGTGTTTGCCGGAACTGTCTGCAACAATGGCATAACCTGCCAGTTTCTGCAGCTGCTTTGGGTTATCAAAACGACGAATGTCACCCACCTCTGCAATAAAACAGCTTACGGTTTTTAAACCGATCCCGTTGATCTCCATCAGTTTATCAATGTATGGAATCTCAGAAAGTTTCGCTTCTATCTCCCGCATCAGATCATCCATTCTGTTTTTATATACTTCATAATCGTTCAGCAGGTTGCGGATCTCTATTCTGGCACTTCCAGGTGCTTCTGTACTTCCGATGCTGTGCTCCGCAGCTGATACCAGGGTCCTTGCCCTCTTTAAGCCAGCGCCTTTCAGCTTTACATCCCTCCATACCTGATTTACACCATCTACGCCAAGTTCTTTTATGTCACATGGCAACGGTGCCTTTTTGATCACCATCATCCCGCTTACAGCATCCGGGTTTTTATAAACGTCTTTTATTTCCGGAAAATAAATACTGAACCATCGGGCAATCCGGTTTTTGATCCTTGTAAGTTCTTCCTGCGTCTGAATACGAAGATTTGACAGATTTCTGATCTCTGCGTATATCCCTGTTGGGATATATGGATACGAAAATCTTCCTTCATTTACCAGTCCCGCAATTGTTTTTGGATCTTTACGGTCATTCTTATTCGGGTTGTTATCATCCAGTTCTTTGGACTTCTTTACATGATGCGGATTCACATGCACCGGCTTCATTCCCTGTTCCTGCAGGTACGCTCCAAGATTCAGCCAGTAATGACCGGTAGGTTCCATACCTGGAATCACCGCTTCTTTACCATGTTTGTCTGCCATGTCTTCCATCCATGCCTTAAATGCAGCAAACCCGGCTTCATCGTTGTTGAAAGCAAACGGCTTTTTTGAGTACTCATAATTCCGCCAGTCAAAGGCCCTTGCATAATGAGTTTCACTTCCAACATCAATACCAACGATTAAAGTTTTTTCCGTAATAGATGCAATTTTTGCGTTCTGTGTGTTATAATTCATTTCAGATACCTCTCTGTTCAATAAGATTTTTTACTAACCGTGCAAAGTCAGTAATCTTATTTTACTCTGAGGTATTTTTTTCTCAACCTTCTTTCTCGGAATTCCTTATATTTGAATTATACAAGAAGCTCCTTTATTCGACAAATCCCGTTTTATTACTTCTCCCAGTGTTATAACCCTTCCATGTCTAGATCCACGATTAACTTTCCAATTTTCCGTTCTTTTAAAAGATAGCACATATAGATAGGAAGATATACCACGGATCCCTCCTGTTCCATATTTGCTACCGATAAAACATATGCTTTCTCAATATGATAATCAGAAATTTTCATAAAGTTATCCAAGGATTTGTGTGCCTTGTAAGCTTTCCCGGATTTCACCTCAATGGGAACCACTTTCCCATCCATTTCGACCAAAACATCCAGTTCCCCTATATTTTTCTTTTTACAGAAATAAGGTTCCAAACCATTGGCCGTTAATTGCTGTGCCACAGCATTTTCAAAGTGAGCACCGTTATTTACTTCGCTGTTTTTATTGATCAGTTCCAGTTTGGTTTCCGCCGGATATGCACTGGTAAGCAAACCGGTGTCATTGGAAAAAAGTCGGAACACATTACTGCTCTTGCTCGCTTTGAGAGGAATAACAGGAGCTTCCACGTTATACACCGGTAACGCAACTCCGGCATCTTTCAGCCATAAAAAGCTGTTTTCATATCTGTCAAACTTTAACTCTTTATTCAGCATTGTAAATACAAATTTTTTATTCTGTTTGTTCAATTCTGCCGGAATGATATCATAAATAGATATCAATTTCAGTTTTTTATCTTCACTCTCATATTGAGAGAAATCCTCTTTATATAGCGCAACGATATCCCGTTGTACCTTATCCACTTCCCGGATATCTTTTGTAGCAATATAGATTTTTACCGCATCCGGCATGCCTCCGACAATTAGATAGATAAAAAACAGCGACAATAGCTTCTGATGTATGAATTCATCCACGGGCTGACATGTTTCAAATTTCGCTTTCAACATTTCCAAAGTTGTTTTTGACACATTATTTGCTATCATGAATTCTTCAAAATCCATCGGATACATTCTCAAAACAGTTAAATATCCAACCGGAACCGACGTTATTCCCTTAAGCTCTACTCCTAATAAGGATCCGCTCATTACATATTTGAAGCTGCCTTCTTCTACAAGGAATTTTATTTTTGTCACTATTTCCGGACATTTCTGTATCTCATCAAAAAAGACGACCGTTTCCTGCGGCTTACAATCCTCCGGCATAATCATTTTTAATTTCACCAGAAACTCATTCGCACTCATTTTTACATTGAGATAATCCACCAAATCCGGCTGATCTATAAAATTAACTTCAAACTTACGATATCCGCTTTTGGCAATTTCCTCTCTTATCAGCCAGGTCTTTCCAATCTGTCTGGCGCCTGTTACCAATAATGCTTTATCCGATCTTTTCAACCATTCTTCTATGATAATAGAGTCTTTTCTATACAT